CCGCCAGCAGTTCCTGCACTACCTGCCTGTGGTTGCCCACTTCCACCATTACCACCTTTACCGCCATGACCAACGATGTATCCGTTGTTGATCAATTCAACCCCGTTCGGGAAAGTCCCGTTCACAGTCAGGGCTGGGGTGGAGGACGAGCTTGCCAAGATGTAAACGCCAGTATTGACGGTTGCTACAAGTCGAGTGGCCCCATCCCATCCAGCGGAAGTCGCCAGCGTTGCAAGGTTGGCATCGGTCTGGTTGGAAGAAATCGTGAAACGAAACTCTTTAGAAGTAAACCCGTACCCTCTAGCAGAGGCTGATGCGACAGAAGAGATGATTGGCATGATCAGGCAAACTTGGTTTGAGAGGCAAAAACTGTGAAAGTTGCAGAGCCTGTCTTGATAATTGTGTATAGATACATATCCAACGAATTCACATATCCAGATGTAGGAGAAAGCCCATTTTGCCAAACAGGAGTAACGGAGTTCCCATCTATCTGCAATGCACTGGGATAATATGGAGAAACCATTGATACAGATGGATTATTTGTAATTGTTCCACTAGCAGTATCTGTAACAGTAAATGTATCAGTCCCAATTACGGTAACTGAATACACCCCATTAGTAGCAGTTCCACCAGTTCCCGCACTAAAAGTAAGAGTAACTTTTGCTCCAGTAGTTAGACCATGTGATGCAATAGTTACAGTAACAGTTGTTCCAGACCTAGCATAAGTTCCAGAAGAAGATGCACTACCATTTTTCACAATCAGAGCAATACTGATTGACTTTCCAGTTGCCATCAAATTGTTTAGCGAAGTGACAGCAGTTGCAGTTCCAGTTCCTGCGCCAACACCAGTTGCATAAAAACCAGTTCCAACATCATTAGAACTTGCACCAATTAAAGTGAAATCAGTATTTCCAGCAACAGTAATTGTGTAATAAGTCCCAACAACAAAACTGCCAGCACTCACTGCTGATGCGCTTTCTGCTCCTCTAACATTTAAAGTGAAATTGTTAGTTGCATTAGATGTGTAGTATTTAACAGATTGTGTAAGAATATCGAAATTGGTAGTGCTAGATGGGGCGCTTGCAGTAGTAACAACTTTTTCAAACAATGCTTGAATATTGTTGCCATTGCCAAAAGAAACACCATAAACGCTTCCACCACTAATCAAAACATTATTTGCATTTTGCGCTGAAATTGTCCCAAGAGTATCCAATTCAGCTTGAACAAAGGCCGTAGTCGCCAACTTAGTGCTATCGTCACCAGTAGACTGAGTTACAGCAGTTGTCCCAGTAGGCAACGATGGAGTGCCAGTAAATGTTGGAGATGCCAGATCAGCCTTTGTTGCAATGGCAGTAGCAATTGAATCAAACTCAGTATTGATTTCAGTGCCTTTCACGATCTTCAAAGGATCGCCAGAAGACAAAGCATCCTTGGTTGCAAAGTTTGTGGCCTTTGTGTAGTTACTCATCTTGTTTCCTTATGTAATCTTGCCATTCTTGGCTTGGATTTCGATCTTCTGAATTGACAAAGCAGAACCATTGATTTCAGATTCATACCCAGTCTGCACAATCTTGCCAGTACCAGTTGCATGAACAACCAAAGTCTGCAATGCAATGCCATCTGAATACTCAGCAATTCCATACTCAGCCATGTTATAGTATTCCTCACCTTGCGTTGGAATCTGGACACTTTGTGAGCGATAGTTTTCGTTGAAATCAAAACCCCATTTGAATACAACAGATTGGTTACTACCACCGATGACAACTGTTGTTAGACGCTTCAAAATTGATGTTTGATTTGGATTTCCAAGGTCTGCATGGTTTGTAAAGTACACCATGCGATAGGACGATGTGTTGTCTTGGTATGTTCCATATTGACCAACATAACCAGTCTTCCCAATAAGCAAAGTGCCATCTAGCTTCTTGCAAAACGACTTAGGCTCAATGCTGTCCCAGATCGTTACACGAGCAGAACCATCTTGAAGTTGCCCACGAGTGTCAAAGCAATAAACCGACTTTGTACTTGGCAAAGACAGAAGATAGAAGGCATTCAACTCGGAATAAACAGACTTGATGTTTGCCTTGGTTTCACCACTGACAATCTCCATCAAGTCATTTCGTACATTCTTAGATAAGTCACGCAAGGGAGCAGACTTCTCTTGAATCGTACGCAAAAACGAGCGAACTCCACTGTTTGACAGGAAAATCACATCAGTGCCAGTGTTCTGGATGCTATCCCTTGCAATGCAACCAATGCCACTAACAGTGTCGCTCAAAGAGATCGTTGCAGGAGTGGTAGCCCCCTGGTAGACAAGAATCTGCGATTTGCCAAAGATGATCAAAAAACCATTGTGTGCCGCAATACCAGAAATCTCATCAGAACCAGAGGGCCAAACACGAGAAATATCCAGTGTTCCAGCCGTTCCAGTTGACCAAACAGCACCATTAAGCAAATCAGAGAAATAAACTGTGTATTTGTCAGATGCAGTATTAGCCGCCCACAAACGACCATAAGCCGCAATCACAGTATCGGCTTGGGGAGCAGTCCCAACATAACCAGACATCTCGCTGATTCGTCTGTAAGTCGTAGTGCTGGTTGCTGGATCATAAACAAGCGGATCATGCCCAGTTTGGAAGAAATAAGCCTTGCCGTTAAGAGTGGCAGTCTTCCAATTGCTTGCGCTAATGGTTGGAGCAGTACCACCACCACCGTATGTCAATTCAACAACGGCATTAGACCCATCTAGTTTGAATAACTTACTGTTACCAGCAAACAATACAGTAGAAGTTCCATCATTGCCAATCAACTCATGGATTGCAGTGACATTGTTTGACCCAAGGTTGCCAGAGGAAGAATTGACCTTTGACCAACCCTTTCTAGAGCCAATCCTGCCATACTGATCAATGATGCAGTTTGTGGCAGTCAAAGCAAATCCAGCACTCAAGTCCAAAGGTGAATCTTGAGTATTCAACCCATAGAAACCAGGGGCTGAGATGCTGAATGTTTGAATTGCTTGAGCCATTAAATTGCCTCAAAAGTCATTTCTTCAGGATAGCGAGTGCTTTCCAAAGCAATGTAATCAGCAAGCATCGAACGATACAACTGATATGCTTCAGAAGAATTCAAGCCACCATCTTCACCACGCTCAACCAATGCACGAGCATAGGCATTCTGAATAACCAACTCAGAAGGCACAAGCAACTCAGTTGAATTGCTAGACAAAGTATCCTGAGGAACAATCAGATCAAACACCAAAGAATATGCCTTGTCAGGCACAGGATACACATCCACTTTGGTGTCATTTGAGCCATCTACGCCATTGAAAGCATAGTAGGTTGGAGCCGCAGTCTGAGTCGTCCCAAAATTCAGGAAACGATTCATGTTGGCAAAAGGAATGTTACGCAGAGTCAAGTCTTGCGTGTCATTGATCGCATCAACCACTCGGAACTTCTGACCAGCTCCAGTCATTGAATATGAATGCGTACCAGCAACAGTCGTCAAAGTCACAGTGGTAGACAGAACATTCCAAGAATAAGAATCTTCAACTTGACGCTTTGCATCATTGACAAACTTGCCAATTAACTTGGAATAGTCAGTCTGAGAGACAGACTCAACTTCATCCTCGCGCAAACGAACCAAAATGTCATTAACCAGTTCAAGGTAAGTCATGCTCTTTGGCTCCCAATCAATTCAAATGTAACAAGAATAGTAAATGTCGCCCCAGATTCAGGAGCAAAGGTCACTTGATCGCCTTCTTCTAAAACAATGTAAGCACCGCCATCAAACTTGAGAAAATCCTTGGAAGACAAAGAATAACCATTCAAAACATCATAGGTTGTGTTTGCACTAGCGTCATACCAAGACATGGTGACAGTTTTTGTGCTACCAGTGGAATTAAACAAATAAGCAAGGTTCCACTTGGCATAATAGCCATTAGGAATTGTGTAGACGGTCGTTGTAGACCCATCTCCAACAATTGTCTTGCCTACTGATATTTCCCTCATTTCTTAGCCTTGTTCCTTGCAGAAATTGCTTTTGCTTTAGAACGAGCGTCCTCTTTTGAGGATGCACCCCAGGCTTTGAGAGAAAGTAGAAGTCTAGTTGGCTTCCCGTCTTTAAACTCAGGCCCAGGCATATTGCCCATTCTTGCTAGGAAGGAGGCCCGTCGAGGGTTGTCGCCAGATTTAACTGGTGCTTTCAAATCCCCACCAGTTGACGCATTATAAGAGGCTCTACCTTTAGCATTCAAGCCCCCTTTTGGATTTTGTCCTTCTTTCCTAGTCCAGGCTGGAGACTTCATTTCTTCCTCGCGGCTCTGATGTTGTCAACCATGTTTGGATAAGGACGACCAGCCTCCTTAGCCATCTTCTTAGCAATAGCCTTCTTTGCAGGGGTCAATGGCTTAGATTCGCCCAGCTTTTTGGGCCGTTTCTGTTCCCAAATAGGCTTTTGCTTCATTTCATCTTCTTCTTAACTGGCTTGGACATACCGGCCTCAGACAGAGCAATAGCCACAGCTTGCTTGCGAGACTTCACAACTGGGCCACCTTTGCCAGAATGAAGAGTGCCTTCTTTGTACTCTTTCATTACTTTACCGACTTTTTTCATGCCAGATGCTTTTTTCATGGTTAATCCTTAGTGATTGGCCCACCAGACTTCCAAGCATCACAAGTACGGGCCGATGCACAAGTGAATTGGAATAAATCGCAATACCCAAGATCAGCCGCCTTGACAAACTGCTCATCATAGGACAACTCACCTTTTTTCTCATCTTTCTCCAGACCAGAAACAATGCACTCCATCATCTTGGGAGTCTGCACAAATGCGGCACAGTTGCCACACCTCATGCCTTTGATTGTGGCTGTAGGAGCGTTGTACATCTTGGCTTTCTTGAGCCAAAACGCATCATTAGGTTCATTAGGATTGGGAGGGCCATAACCATACTCTTTAAACGCATGATTACGGTTTTTAAGGTTTACCTTAACATCTTGTGTAGCTACTGGGCATACAACGCCAGTGAGAAGGCCAGCTTTCATTTGAGTATCTTTCCCATCACAAAGGTAACTAAGCCACCAAAGACAGATGCAATTGACATCCCAACCCAAAGGCCACCTTTTGATTGGTTTGCAAGTTCTAGCAACGCCCTAACATCAGTCCTCAAAGCATGGACTTCTTTTTCAAGAGCCTCAACCTGCGCTTCTAACT